TTTTACCAGTCCCCCTCGACAACGAGGGCACACCGAAAGGTCGGTGAAATCGTCAGAGACGAAATCCTCCCAGAAACAACGGGGGAGTTGCTGCTGCTTGCAGCATCAGGTGAGGCCGCTAGTCGCGGCCAGTGGTCAAGTCGACCACGGGGAGAGATAATCCTTAAAATGGAAAAGTTTACTCTCCGTATTCCCTTCTGGGAAAACCCTGATAAGCTTATCAGGTACAAGCCAGTAGAACTGCCGGCTGTAGTGCTTATGTCACTAGCGGAGCCTTCGACTAAGGCTCGTCCCCTTGGCAAAGAGGAGACTTGGTTCCAATTAATTGGACAAGCCATGAGATTCATGGCTGAACCCATAATTGCGCGAGATGGACGGGCCCGTTTGGGGCTGGAGTCCGTCAACAAGTTATGGGACTTTCTGAAATTCGTTCAGAAATCTGTCAAGATGACAGAGACGATGGTTATCCAGAATACGGATCTCCAAAGTGCAACTGATAATTATCAGTTCAGCCTAATTAAGGCTATCTGGCTAGGGTTCACGAGTGAACTACGCCAAGATCACCCTTTCCATATTTTTATGGAATTGTTATGGTGTCCAAGGGTTCTTTACCCTGACCCCAAAGTCTGGGGATCAAACGAGCGGCTAGTTTCTGCCGCTGGCTCCCTAATGGGAGAAGCGATGAGTTTTCTCACACTCACGCTGGCATCATTACTTAATGATGACATGACAACATACTATGGTGCCATGTTGGACAAAGGGGTTGAACTCTTTGACCTACCAAAGATTTCTTTGGTCGGCAGCATGCCTACTGCCGTGTGCGGCGATGATCGTTGTTCGATCAGACCGTCTAGACGATACACTCGCCTATCTAGAGACATCTCTAGAGCCATGGGGGAGAAACTTTCTCGTACCAAGGACTCAGATGCGAAACGCATCTTTATCTTCTGTGAAGATACAGCACTAGTGAGTAGCAACCCACTGACCGGATTAGAGATCCGGTTTGTCGATCTGATCAAAAGTCGACTCTTGACTAGAATGTCAAGATTTCACTCCGATGGTCGGAGTTCCCTTCTAGGCAAGGGACAGGCATTAGGAAGGGTACTGGACTACTTCCCGCCCGGGGCAACTAAAGCAGCTGCCATTCGTACATATACGAATCTCCTGATTAAGGAGTACCCTCAACTTGAGGGTAACCGGTTCTATCCGGTTGACCTACCTTCATCAGCAGGAGGTCTATCTATCCCATCTGACTGGGATCTGTTCCCGGACTGGGAACTAATCTACGTAAGATACGTAGCCAGGCTGTTGCTACAGCCTCGGAATCCGGAAACTTTCCGGAAACTTCTAAGTCTAAGAAGTCTTAACACTCGTATTAAATACGGGATCGAGGTTCCAGTTATACCCGATGGGCTACTGTACATACTCGCTGATGTCAGTCCCCCGGAGGAGATCTCCGGGTCGTTCCTGATCAAGGAACGCCAAGTGTACACTAGTACACAAACTCAACTTCTTGTTGAGACTGTATCTGGATACAAGTTCTCGGATTCTCACCGAGGACGCGTGCCATACGATAGTCTGGTGCGTGAAGCCCGAAATCTCGGGCTCATCCCATATTGGGATGTTGTCGATCTAGTTGATCGCGCATTACTCTTTAATGCGATGCTCACGAGGGATCCAGAACCCCCTCGTAAAAAGAGCTTTAACCGCTGGCTGCGGCAGTCCCAGAAGTTCTGGGTGGCTGAACTGACTTCTCTAACGTCAGAAGAGCTATTAGCCATAGATATCAGTGGCTATAAGTCCGCCAAGGACTTAGACTGGAAGATCCGTCAGTACCTCAGTGGGTTTGTCCTAGAGGATTACTTCCAGCGTGTTGTCACACGCTATGGGCCTACGCTTAGGGTCCATTTAACCCGACAGAAAAGTCCGGGTACCCCGCCTGTTGGCGTGACCAAATCGCTTAGAATAAGCGATCTCCGAGAACGACTCGGATTTGCAGAAAAAGATCTGCAACTGCTCTAGTGAGCTTCGGTGAACTTCACCGAATATGGTTATTACCATCATCGAC